CATCCCCAGAAACAACCGACCGGTCCCCGGGCGAACTGAAGTCAGCGGCAGAGAACAACGTACCGGCTGTGCCGCCTTTGGTAGAGCTGCTGGTCAGGAACGCACCGCCAACGACAGTGGTGCCGTTAATGGAGAAAACCGCCTTGTTCAAGGTGTTGGTCACAACCGACGGGTTGGCGTTGGTTGCCGCCGCAAAGTTGGCCAGCACACGTGTGGCTTCGGTGTAGGCCGTCACCTCGGTCCAGCCCGCGTGAAGCGCCATGGTGTCGCCTGCGGCAGGGCTGTTGGTGGCCCCGGAGCCGTACAGGCCCACGTACCACGAGGTGATCTGTGCAGTGGAGGTCAGCGCCACACCGGCCATGTATTGCAGGCCCACGTTGACCACCAGATTATCGGACTCGGAAACCCACTTGAGCTTTCCGTCCTTGTCGAAGCACTCGACAACGTACTTGCCCGTGGCAATCGCAGTTTCGCCTGAATTTGCACCTGCCACCAGACCGCCTGCAACGATGTCTTTGGCCTTGAGTTTTTCGATCATGATGACTCCTGTTATGAAATACGCACGATGGCGCTGTTCGCATTCTCGGCGGGGAAAACAATCTGGAACGTGTCGTTGTTCACCGTTTTGTCGGACCCGAAGTCCAGCACCGCCACTGACTTGTCACCCGCCGTGGAGTTGTAGATCAGCGCAGCGCGAGCAGTAAAAGTGGCTCCGGTCCAAAACACCGAGAAAAACGAAATGTAGGCTGTGGGGATGCCTGCACTGTTGTTGGCTGCGGTCGGGCTGGTGCTGATCACCAGCGGATTGCCTCCAGCCGTGTAGCCCGGCCCCACCACCTCGTTGGCCGCCGTGTAGATTGTGGTGTCGTAGCCAAGGTTGGCCGATGCTGTGTACAACGCAATCTTGAACGTGTCAGGCGAGGTGGGTCCAAAGTTGTGCACGCCTTGCAGCAGCTCAACTTTGAACGAGGTGGTGACGGTCTGAAGGATGGCCATGTCAGTTCACCGGCTGCCTGAATTGTCCGGAGCGGTAGGCATCCTGCCGCTCCATGCCATCGCCCAGACGCTTGGCCAGTGCCAGTGCCTCCATGTACTTGGTGTTGTACAGCTGCAACATATCGGCCTCACCCTTCATGTAGGTGTAGGCTTCCACCAAAGAGCCGTACAGCAGCACCGAGTCAAAGTTGTCACCAAGCCAAGACGTATTGGCAGTGACGATCGACTGCGGGTAGTAGAAGTAGTGGAGCTCGACCGTGTACTCTGCATCCGGCGTTGGGCCAAGCAGGAAGGTCAGCTCATCGAGGTTGTTGGACTGCGGGCCAAACAAGGCGTAATACCGTGGCAAGCCCAGTGAGGTTGGCGTGGGGTACGCCTGACGGATGAAATTCACATCCTTGTTGAGCAGGTACTCGTAGGCCCCCACCCCGTCTATCACCGCCATCGAGTACACCGCCAAGAAATCAGCGGGGCACGCAAGGTACTTGTTGGACGTGGTGGTTGTGCCCGTGACGTTCTTGCGCAGAGACGGGAACTGCACCGAGTTGTAGATGCGCTGCTCCGCTTGTTGAACAAACGTAGGAATCTGCGCAACGAAGTCCGAACTGGGGTTCTCCGTGTACGCCTGAATGGCATCACTCAACTGGGTGTAGTTCATGTCTTACGCCATTGGCCCACGGGCCATAACGCCTTTGGTAGCCGCACCGGTGCCGCGAATCTTGATCCCACTGGTCTTGGTCGTCGGATACGGATTGCTGCGTTGGTTGGCAATCGACTGGTTCATGCTCAAGGCTTCTTTCACCGGCATCGTGCCTGCTTCAGCCAAAGGCTTGTACGTCGGGTTGCGGTAGGTAGCCATATCAGCCTCCTTTGCGACCGGGGTTGCGTTGGTTTACCACCTTTGCCATGTTGCGGCCATACTTGAGCATGTCGGCATTGGTCTTGCCGCCAGCACGCAGTTTGGTCGGCTTCTGGCCCGGGTGCATGTTTTTCTCGTGCTTGCGCACAGCAGTTTTTGCGTCCATATCAGAATCCTATCTGTACCGTTACTGTACCAACAACTGCACTCATCACCAAGTAGTTTGGCGTCAGGGTGTCAGTAAAAGACCGAGAGCCGCCAACGGGATTCCAGCCCCACTGAATGTCTCTCGATCCGCCCGTGGGGAACCCGTCTGCCCCAAGACCTGCCGTGACATACGTGCTGTCCCGGCGCGGGTTACGCACTGCCTGCGGATCATCCACAGGATACATGCCCAGTTGCAGCTGCGGCTGGTCCGGGTCCCAGCAAGAGTCGCAGACCAAGAGGTTGTAGGTCTTGGTCTTGATCACCTCTTTGCGAAGGCCGGTCAGTTTGAACTGGAACCCGCACCTGTCGCAAATGGCAATTGAGTTCTTGCCTGACGCAAACCGGTTGCCCATTTACGTGCCGCTTCCAATGAACATCTGGCGTGGCACAAAACGCACGGCAGCCTTCTCACGGTCTTCCTCCGCCGCCAGTTGCCAAGCCTCGTCGTACTGCTGTTTGAGCACCGGCAGGCGCTCAGCGCCGCTGGGGATTTTCAACGCCAGATAGTACGCCAGCCCGGCCACCATGCAGGGGATGAACCGAAACGGCACATCCATCGTGTTGACCCCGTTGCCTGCATCGTCAATGCGGCGCATGCGCCAGTACACCAGTGTGTAGGTCTGGGAGTTGTCGGGCACGGGCCACACCGTGAACTGCGGAGCGTTTTGCAGCCGTTCAATCCAGATTTGGATTGGCCGGGCTTGCTGGAGCTTGTTGGGGATCGTGGCGTAGGTAGAAACACTAATCCGGGTGATGGTCAGATCGGCCTGCGTGGCAGCGCTGCCTGCACCCGTTCGGATCACGTGCTCCAGCAAATCCACCGTGTCAGCGGGGAGAGGGTAGGTGGCTTGTCCGGGGGTCAAGACCTGTGAGCCTTGCTCAAAGGTCCACATATTGATGCCTCGGTTGGCCCAGTCGGCAAACAACAGGTTCAGCGAACGCCGAGCCGTGCGCAGGTCGTAGCCCGTGCGCAGCTCGCCGCCACAACGCTCAAACGCTTCCTCAACGATCTCAGACAGATCGAGGTTAAAAGTTGCGGTGCCTGACGTTGCCATGGTCTACCTTAAAAACCGCCGAAGCCTCGGTTGTAGTTTCCGCCAAAGCCGCCGCCAAAGCTGTTGCCAAAACCCTGATTGAAGCCTCCGCCAAAGCCGACACCCATGAAGGGGTTCATCTGCTGACCACCAAAGCCACCGCCCATACCCATGTAGGGGTTGAAGCCACCGCCACCCATGAAGGGGTTCATCTGCTGACCACCAAAGCCACCGCCCATGCCCATACCCATGTAGGGGTTGAAGCCGCCGCCACCCATGAAGGGGTTCATCATTTGCTGGCCACCAAAACCGCCCATGAAGGGGTTATAACCGCCGCGCATAAGGTTTTGCACATAAGGCCGCATTTGGTCCCCCAGCGGAGGCTGCATCGGGTCCGACATCGGCGGCTCGTACATCGGAGGCCGCATCGGGTCTGACATCATTGGGTAATTGGGGGGCAACTTGTTTGTTGGTCGTCGAAACGGACTTCCTTGCAGCCGAGGATCACCCGGCTGAAGCGGCACAAGATCGCGGCTCTCACGGCCTGTAATTGGGTCGTATTTAGACCCGCCGTATTGTCTGGGCGGCATTGCTCCGGGGCCTGCATTGCCTGCTGGATCGGCCATTCCGGGGCCTGCGGTACCCGGGCGCACTTGGTCCATATAAGCAAGCTCTTTCTTCAACTCATCAAGTCTGGAAAAATCAACACCCATTTCAACACCTCGTTTGGTTATCTGAACCTTGCAGTTTTCTTTGCAATGGCTTTGGGTTGGGCTACGAACTGCTGTCCTTTCGCCTTGCCAGCGCGTTTTGCACGCGATGTCGCAGCGTATTCAGCAGGGCTGAGACTTTTGATCGCAGCACTTGGAAGGTATCTTTCACCCGTGTCAGAAGATCGTTTGCCACTTTTGGTTCTCCACTTCTGAGCGGTCCAGTCCTTGAGCGATTGCTGCGGGGCTTTCATCTCAGTCCTTGTACCCGCCGCCTTTGGCCTTGTACTGCTTTGCCAGAAGCTGCGCCTTGCGAGCTGACCACTGGCCTGCGCCTGTGCCCTGCACCGCCCGAGATTTGATCGACTCAAACAGAGCCTTGCGCATTCCCGGTTTGGTGTAATTGCCTGCCGCATTGACTTTGCCGCCTTCAGCATACTGCGTGAAGTCGGTGTCATCCCGGCGAGCCTTACGCTTTCCGGTTGGCATTTTGCTGGAGGCAATTGCCCCCATGCCGCGACTGGCCATCATGGCTAAATCAGCACTTGCCGCCGTAGTTCATGCGTTTGGCCGTGCCGCCCATCTTCATGCCCAGCGGCTTGCTGCCAGCCATCTTGACCATGGTGCCCTTGGTTTTACCCTTGGAGGCCACGCCGTCACGGCTGGGGGCTGCGGTTTTGACCGTGCCCATTTTGGCTTTGGTGATACCACCATTGGCGTACTTTGCAGTCTTCATTTCCGACTCCTCATGTTTGATCATGGACTTGGGGGCACCGGCTTTTTTCATGAAGCCGATCTCTTTTTTAACCATCGCCTTGGACTCTTTCATCTCACCACCTCTTGCAAATTTGCGGCCTTTGTCGGCCTCCATAAATTCCTTGCCAACCTTCTGAGGGATGCCAAGGCGCTTGGCTGCGGCCCGATCGTTGGCGACCATGGCCATCAGATTGTGTTGCTTTTTACTAGCCGAGGGCACTTCGTTGTTCCTTCATGAACTCGTCGATCTTTGCGTCAAGACGATCGAGCCGCTGAATCACACGGTTCATGTCATTGTGCATGTCCTGCTTGGAGACGAATTTCTCACCGTTCTCCTCGCGGGTTTTGCTCAAAAGGATCGACAGCCGTTTGACCTCGTCGTGCGAAATCTTCACCCAAAACAAAAGCAGGGCGGAAGCAAACGACAAAATGGTATTCCAAACTGGCAATTCCATGGCTCAACAGTTCCATGCCCGCAGGCTTTTGTTAATCCTCGAATTGGGGTCTTTTGCGGTTTTGGCGCTCGTCAACTTCTTTTTCATCCCTTCCATACGGGCGCAAAAAGAGTCGCGGCGTGGACCGCCCTCGGGTTGCGGGGCTTTCAGCCCCGGCTTCCCCGGGTTTGCCTTGTTGTAGGAAGCACGCCCTTTGGCGTTCAAGCCGCCTTTGGGATTCTTCCCTTCCTTGCGTTGCCATGCTGCAGTCTTAGGCATAGAACACCGTCACTTTCGCGTCGGTGAGGGCCACATACACATCGGTCTCGAACAAGACCCCATTGGCCGGTATTACCACGCTGAAAGGCTCGCCAGCAGCTACCGTGTTGACGGTAAACAACGTGGTGCCACCGACTCCGCCGTCCTTGAAAACGACGCTTCCGGGGCCTGTGCCGGGCTCGACAATGGCTCCGCGCACACGCGTGCGCGAACCATACGCCGTACCAGATGCCGCCAGCGACACCGCGCTGATGTCAGTTTGCATCGTCATGAAAGACTCCTATCAGACGATGGTCACGCCACGCGAAGCAAGAATCACCCAGCCTGCAGCGGTGTACAGCAGCGTCACGTTGTCACCAGCACTGGTGAAAGTGATTGTGGCGAACCCGAGAGGCGTGGTGGGGGTCAGCACTGCGGAGCCGCCATCAACGGTGTGGGTGATGATCTTCATCTCGCCAACGGAACCGTCGGCCAAGGTCAGGGCTTGGGACACGCCGGTGGTGGTCAGCGAAGTGTAGGCGTTGGTAATGTCTACTGCGCCAGCGCCAGACAGCGACTGGGTGCCCAGCACTACGTCAGTACCGAACGAAGAGTTGACGGTGATGGCACCGGTGGTGGAGTTGACGGTGATGCTCTGGAAGCCGTTCTGGGAACGAACGGGTCCGCTGAAAGTCGTATTTGCCATGAAATCCTCACATGCGAGTTACATTTGGGCGCTCTGTCTGCATGTCGTCAGCCGGGACTGTCAGAAACGCCGGGAACCCCGGAATAAAACCAATATACAGGAAAAGAAAAGGGGGCGCAAGGCCCCCTCTCCATCCTTGCGGATTAGGCTCCGACAGAGCCCCAGATGCCCAGCGGGTCCGACCAGCCGAACGAATAACGCTCGCGGGCCTTGTAGCGGACGTTGCCGGTGTCGAAGTCTCCGTCCATGGAGGTAGACAGCGCGGTACGCTCGAAGTGCTTCAAGCCGTTTGGAACGTCGGTCATGAGGAACCAAGCGTTGTTGTCGGTCAAGAAGTGGTTCACAGTGTAGCCACCGGGAATGGCACCCATCTGCTTGATAGCGTTGATGTCGTTATCAGCAGTTGCCACACGCAGCTCGGTATCAAGCAGACGCTTGGCAACGAACATCAGTGCAGGCGGGATCACCATCTTGGTGGGCTTGGCTGCGATCAGCAGACCACGTTCGTCGGTCCAAGCTGCGATCTGGATCACAGCGTTTTCCAACGAGGTCTCGTTGAGGTCAACGCCAACGGTGGGGCTGTTGTAGTTCACACCGCCGCCAACGAGGGGGTGACCAACGCGAGTACCAACGCTGTTGTTGCCAAACAGAGACACACCATCGCCACCGGGGTAAGCGCCGTTGAAGCCGTTGTTCAACACCGAGGCAGCTTTGACCTGCTTGGTGTAGGACATGGCACGGGCCAGAGCCTTGGTGTAGCGGGCAGACAGACTGTCGTACAGGTTGTCTTCCACAGCTTCTTCAGTGATGGAGAAGCCAAGGGCAATCGTCTCGTGGTTGTAACGAGCGGTGAATGCTTCTTGCGCATTGTCATACGCGATGGCAGCACCTTCGTTTTTCACGGGAGCAGCGGCAAAGCCAGCCAGCTTGGTTTCTTCTTCAAAGCTACGCTCCGATTTCTCGGTTTCGTAGATTTCCTTATGCTCTTCGCCGTAGCGGGCATACTCCATGCCAAACAGGGCGTTCAGACCCGGCAGGAGTTCTTTCAGTAGTTGGGCACGAGAAATTGCCATGATTCAGACTCCTTATCAGGCCACGCCAAGGGCGGTGTTGTAGGCATGTGCGCCCACGTTGAACTTCACCAGCACATCGGTGTACAGATCGCCAACAGCCGAAGTGGTGCTATCCACAAAGCCGACAATCTTGAACGGATGGGTGGCGGTGGCAGCCACGGTGGTGCTGATAGCAGTCGTGGAGTTGCCAGTCGAGGTCGAGCCGGTTTGAGCGGCAGCGAACACGGCGTTGGCACCCAGAGCAGCTTGCGTCAGCGAGCCGTTGGCTTGCACTTGGAACACGGCACGGTCGTCATCCACGACGTAAGCAACCGCGCCGGTGGTGCCGGTGGGGAAGTACTGAGCGTAGATGGTCTGGCCTTGGGCGTTCACGTAGGAGCAGCCGACGAAAACGCCGACAACACCAGCAGGGAACAGGTCCAGCGCAGAACCGGTAGTGGTGACAAGAGTCAGCAGGCCGTTGGTGCCCACAGCCACAACGGAGCCGTTGTAGATGTTGGCAGACGCCGAGCTGATCGGGAACTGGCGGGTGCTACCGGCATACGGTAGACCTCCCAGCTCATTGACGGCCCGCAGGCCGTAGGGGTTTTGAGTGGCAGACATTTAATCTTCCTTGTTACTTTGAACCAGAACCAAATCCACTGCCACGACTCGATGTCGACTTGCGGTCGGCAAACAGAGGCATGCGTGGGTCGTTGTTTCGCATGAAGTGGTTGTCCACTGATTCCATCTGGGCCTGAGCCTGTTTGTTGTAATGCTCATTACGAGAGCGGTAGAGTTCAACGGGCATTTTGCACAGCATAAGCCCACCAATTTCTACATTACCCGTCTTGTCATTACCCACAAGCATCAATTCTGGATGGTCGACTGCTTTGACCGGCTGCCAACCTTCACGCATCTTTTGGGACACGTTGGTCGGGTTTGCCTGCCCAAGAATGTGAGTACCAACCCAGTGGTAGACCCATCCCGGTTCAGGTGTCGGATCAGGCAGTGCACTCGGCGGTACGTAGACAGCACGAGCAGTTTTTTCGCGTGACACAAGATCACGAGGTGTTCTGTTTTGGGTTTCAGCCATTTCGATTCTCCATCTTTGCAAGTTCAACAGCGTACTGCTGCGGGGTGAGTCCAAACTTTTTTGCCAGCGCAACTTGCGTTGGTGTCAGCTGAACCTTCTTCGCTCCTGACGAACGTGTCGCAGGTGCAACTACGGTGCTGTGCCTTCTGGAGCCATCGCCAGACCTTGACCTGTCTTCGTTACCGAACACGTCGGGAAACGTCGACTTCATGCGAGCATCAATGCGCTCGAAATACTCATCAGAGCGGGGGTCAATCCCCGAGTTGACTAGCTTCTGGTGCAGCCCTAGTGCAAAGCTGGTGTGTTCCTCGAAACCCTGCGCCCCGAACCACTGGTTTTTTGCCTGCCAGCGCAGTGTCTTGTCGTCCACGGGCGGTGGAGCTTCTCTGGTTTGTGGTAGTTGTACAGGGTTTTCATCCACCTGTAAAGGGGTTGGTTGAAAATTTTGCGCTGCCGCGTGTCGCATTTTTGCATCAGCCAGCAGTTCCTGTGCGGCGATGATGGCCTCTGTGTCAAATGCTTCGTGGGCTTCCTTGAGCTTGCGGCGGGCCGTTTCAAGCTCAGTCTCGGCAATGTGTTTGACCGACGCAGCGTAGTGCTCGGTGCCGTTGTTCACATACTGCTTGAGCCTTCGGTTCTCCTCCACCATGTGCTGTGCAAGACGCTCAAGCTCTTGCCGTTCACGCAACAGGGCTTCCTTGGCCCGGCGCTCATCGTGGCGAGCGTGGGTCAGTTCCTTGATGCGTTTTTTAACACCTTCGGAGTAAGATTCAATCTCGTCGTCGGTGGGGTCCGCGACTTCCTTGTCCAACGGTTTGCGGCCACGGTCGCGCTCGGGGGTGTCGTCGACAACCTCGATCTCGACTTCAACGCCATCGTTGTCGTTGGAGACAGCTGTTTGCTGCTCGTCCTGTTCGTCAGGAAACTTGTAGCTCTCTGCCATGTCTTACTCCTTCATGCGCGGGTAATGCCGCGAGGCTCTTGCACAACACCCTCCACCTGATCGTCGTTGATCATGCGGAACTCTTGACCAAAAATCTTGAAGCGCGTGCCCGAGTAGGTCCGCACCAAGACAAAGTCGCCTTCCTTGCACCAAGGCCCGGAGGGGAACTTGACAGGGTCTTTGTAGGCGTCGGGGCCGACGCGCATGACCCAAAGCACGGTTGTCGCGTGCTCGTCCTGTCGCATCGTGGCGGCATCACGGACAAGGTCCAGTGACGTGCCAGCGACTTTATCGTCGATCTTGGGCACTACGCACAGCAGCTTCCACCCGGTAGGTGTTGGCAGCGCGGAGGCTTTGGTCTTGTTGTCGGCGTTCTCGTCAGGTCGATCGACTGGCTGAACGGTAGGGGGCAGGCTGATGCCCGGTGGGAGGAGGATTTCACTCATCGGAGTTTTCTACACTTTCTGCAAGGTCTATGAGATGACGCTCTGCAAGTGCAAGACCTTGAATGACCCCGCAGAGTTTTTGGTATTCGTCAAAAGAGCGACATGCCCCACCGGCCATGTCGTCGGTGTAATTGTTCATGTCGGTGCGTATCTTCTCGCGCAGTACGCGTGCGAAATCTTGGATCATTTAGCGGGTGGCCCTTTCTGTGGTTGTTGCTCCTGCTGGAGCATTTGTGCAGCGCGAAGCGCTTGCTCCGCACGTGACTTGGAGATGTCTGCGCCAAGGCGAAGGCCTGCCTCTTCCTGCCGGGCCGTCTCCTTGAACTTGCTCTCGTTGATCTGTGCGCCCACGCGCATGGCTTGCAGCTCCAGTTGCCCGGTCACCTTCTGTTCCTCAAGGTCTTGCTTGTCGGCCTTGGCCGTAGCCTCCACGGCGAACTTCTGCGCCTCAAGCTGCAGGCGTTGCTGCTCAAGCTGGAGTCGGCCCATCTCGGCTTGGCTCTTCATCTGCAGCTCCTGCTGTTTGAGCTGGAGCTCTTGCATCTGCATCTGCATGACCGGGTCTTGCATCTGTTGCTGGGCTTGCTGCTGTTGGGCTTGGGCCTGATGCTGCTGGACAACTTGCTGCGCCGCTTGGGCCATGAGCTGCGAGAGGGCCAGCTCGACTTGCACCGGCAGCTTCTCGTCCTCGGGTGGCAGCGGCATGCCCAGCTGCGCCTCGATCTCTTGGCGCATCTGGTAGCCCACGTGCTCGGCAATGTGCGCATCAAGCGCAGCGCCGATCTTTTGCGCGTTGGGGCTCTGGCCGATGAGCTGCATGACCATCGGGTCGTTCTTGAGCGCGGTGTGCACTGCAATATGCGCCTGATGGTTCTGGTGCAGGAACGCCTTGAGCGGGTCGCCCTTGAGGACGTTCTGGTTCTCGGTCACCGGGTCTGTGGGTTTTTGATCCTCGGGCAGCGGCACGAGCTTGTCGGCGTTCTTGATGCCCAGCACCTCCAGCATGCCCCTGTGCAGCGCAGGCATGTCGTAAATGTCCGGTGCCATCTGCGCCATCTGAATGACCGCTTGGTACTGGACAACGCGCTGTGAGAGCGTGGCGGCGTTGGGGTCAGACACCGGCAGGATGTCCACGTGCCGATAGTCGGAAGCCTTGGCCCGGGGGCCTTCTTCGCCATCGGGCTCGTAGGTGTACTCGTCGTCCGTGAAGTCGCGGATGATGCCTGCCAGAAGCTGCAGCTCCTCCTTGAGTGCAAAGTGCACCCGGGCCTGCACAGCCGTCATCACCTTGAGCTGGCGCTCAAGCAACGCCAGCGTGGTGCCCACCGGGGCCTGCGCCGACATATCGGCCACTTTCATATCTGCCGTGGCGGCAAACCGGCGACCTTCCTCGACGATGGTGCCAAGCAGCTGGTACAGAACGCCCGATGGCTCCTTGTAGGGCAGCGGCAGGATGTTGTCGCGGATGACGCCCGAGCCCACATCCACATCACGGAACTCACCCGGAGCGATCGGCGTGTCATCGCCCTTGATGCGCAGCCCCCGGCTCTTCAAACCTCCGGGCAGGTTGGCCAGTGTGCCAGCGTCGATGAGCTGGCGCATCAAGCTGGTGGCCGATTTGGCAAACCCGCCGATCAGGTGGAACAGCCCGAAGCCGTAGGCTCCAAAGCCGGGGATGTACTGGTAGTGCACGAAGTGCTGACGCTTGAGCTTGAGACTGTCGTCGGGCTGCCAGTTGCGGCGGATCGACAGCACCGTGTTGGTGCCCCGGATCATCGTGACCACATAGGGCAGCATGATGCCCGTGCACTCGCCGTCATCGTCCTTGTCGCACAGCGGGTCGTCCTTGATGCACAGGTCCACATGGGACTCGTAGAGCGTGAAGCGGTCGTCGTTGAGGTCCGCAAACCCGGTCTCCTTGTCCTTGGCCTTGTTGATCTCGTCGATCGCCTTGTCAGGATTGCCGATGTCCACATCCCTGTAAAAGCCCGCCTGCTGGAGCTTCTTGATCTCGTTCTCGGTCTTGCGCATCACGTGGGTGACGCGGTAGCACTTCTGGATGTCGGAGGTGCCGTAGGGCAGCAAGATGTCTTCTGCCGGAATAAAGACCGAGGTCTGGCGTCCAAGGTTGGGGTCGTAGTAGACCTTCTTGAACGCAGAGCCTGTGGCGGGCAGTGACCACAGCATGCGCTCGTGCTCGGGCCGGAACTCCTGCATGACCTCGGTGAGCTGGAAGTTCATATCCGCCTCGACCCGCGTTGCGGCGGCGCGTTTGTCTGGCGTCTCCTTGCCGATGATCTTGGTGCGCACCGGTCCTTGGGCCGGGAAGGTCTCCGTAATGGTCTCGCTTTGAAAGCGCACGACGGCTTCCGTGATCATGGGGTGGAACACGCCGCTTGCGCCGTTCCACGGCTCGGTGCGCTCCTCGATCTGCAGGCCCAGCAGCTTGAGGCCGTCGACGTAGGCTTTTTCCCAGTCCTTGCGGCTGTTGCGGTCGTTGTCGATGTCCCCCGAGAGCTCGCTGGCGATGGTCTGCATGATCGAGTCATCGAGGTGCTCGGCAAGATTAGTATCAAAGTCCTCAACGCCCGGCTCGCCCGGGATGATGTCGATCTCCATGCCGCCTGCGCGGATGCTGACTTCTTCGGGATCAACGATCTCAATTTCGATCGGTTGCTCGCCTTGCGCCAGCTCGGCAATACCTGTGGGTTGCTGAAACAGCGCCTTGTCAATGTTGGTGGCCATCACGTAATCCTTTTGATAAGTGCACCTTCTGGCTTGAACAGCTCTGGCAGCGCAACAGTTTCGTCGGAGTGGTCGTACAGGTGCGGCAGCACCAGACGCATTCGCATTTTATGCAGTTGAGTCCGTTTGGTCACATATTTGTAAGTGCCGGACATGTAGTCCAGCTCTACGTCAGCGGGCTTGTTGGTCAAGTCCTTGACCCCGTCTTCAACAGCCGCCTGTGTTGCCCACGTCTTGCCGTACTCCACCAGCTCTTCAGATGCAAATGATGGCTGCACACGCCAGACCAGTGGACCTGCGGGCAACTGAGAGAAGTGGTCATAAAAGTGTAACACTTTTATGA